AATTTCACCGTTTTTCTTCAATATATTAGACAAAGACTCCATTGAAATATCGAAAATCACTCCAGTCTCTTTATCTCTTAGAGTTATGATACTATTCCCTTCAACACATTGGATGGTGCTTCCCCGTGCTGCTGAACTACTTGTAGTTGCAATTCCAATATTAGAACCATTGGAAAATTCGGTGCTTTCCTGACCCCATGTTGTAACTCCGGGTTTCAACCAGTTGGGCAATTCCTCATATGCCAATTTGACACGCTTGAAGATCATTTTGGCAGTGTCTTCCTTGTTTGCAACGATCACGGTATTTCTATAATCCTTGAAACAAGTCTCATGCAATGCCAAGATGGTTAGACATGTAGTTTTTCCCGATTGACGGCTTGAGTTTACAATATTGAATCTATTATCCCTAAAAGCATTTAATAACCTTTTCTGATATGGTAACAAGGGAATTTTTATCTTCCCCAAATCCGGCTCAATAATAAAGAAATAATTTTCTGCAAAATATAAAATATCATCTTTACATTTTTGAATCTCCACCACCATTTCTGGAGTATATTCAAACGTAGCATTTGCAGTGGGAAGATTCGGATTCCCCATGTAAGAATGTTTCTTTTTAGCTGCCATTTGTATTATTTAGAAATAATTCCCGTAAACACTACCATCACTACCTCCGGTGGATGGGGGGAACACATCCCTTTGCACGATTTCATCGGAATTTTGTGTATAAATCTTGTTATCGTCCAGCACACTTGAGAGTTCGGGGAACATGACGGAGGACAGCTTGCCAAAATACGAATTGTCTGCAATCTGCTGGTTATATTCCTCCCTTGGTTCGTTGGTGGTGAAGTTATGCTCACTACGGACAGCTTTGAGCCTCCACACATAATGTCCCATTGCTGGATTGAGTTCCGCCTGATCCTCATCTAAGGCTTCTGTCACCTCAAATATCTTGGCTCCCCTACCATTTGGTCTATCACAACCGAATGGATACACAATGATCTTATCCTGTGATTTGGGTTCCACTGGATGGTTCTGGAAATAGCTTAGGGATGCGAATTTTGTTTCGAAATCGTCAATATGTAGATATAATGTTATGGTATCGGGAGAATCCATACCAGCCAGAGCATATATGGGGGAACCGTTCTCCATCTGGATATATGCCTTGATTTCCACGGCACTCAACCAATACATGGTTGTATGTTCCCCATATATGGAATTCATCTGATCGGGTTCAAACGTGTTGACTTGGTATCCGATTGTCACTCCATAGTTATTGATAAGTTCCCCAAATTGGGAATTGAATATTGCCCGTTCCGCCTGAAAGTTGGACGGATCGGCAAATCCCCCACAATTGGGGCGATAAACACCAGCGAAGATGTTTTCAGGGGTGAGACATGATAAAGGTATTGTAGGACATCCAGCCATTATTTTTTAATTTCTACGATTTTCCCACATTGTTGCCCATGAAGATTTGTAAACAGCTTCAATATCTGATTGCTATTTTTTCTTTTGATCTCCTTACCATCCTTGAACTCCACACCATTGAGTTGTCCCAATTCTTTCAACAGATCATCCCCAATCAAAATCTCTCCCGCTGTTCTGATCTTCTTATATGGTCCTTTGTTCCAAGGTATCTTTCTTGTGAGGGGATCGATTGTGATGTTTTCACCCTTCCCATTACTCGGATGAATGGATTGTTTGATACCCCCAAAACCATCCTTGTGTCGATACTCAAGTATCACACCATTGCGCTCTTCGAAAAATTCCAGAAAGGACTTCATGATACTATTTAACAAAAAAAGAGGGAATCATCACGATCCCCTCTTCTTAGGTTTATTTTTTTTATTCACATCAACGGAAGAAGTCTTCCGCTTGTCTGATGTCTGAAACTTTGTTCTGTTTGCCCATATCGGGTTGTCTTGCACCATGGAGAGCATGACCGTAATCACCGTCATTACCAACCTTATCGGTGGTTCCCACTACCTTGGTTTTTTGACCCTTTGGTTGGGGACGACCATTAACCTTGTTGCTACGACCTTGGAGTTTGTGTTGTTGACCACCACCTTTGCCATCCTTGGCACCTACGGTTCCGTCATTACCAACCTTATCAGTTGGGAAGGTTCCGCGCTCTTCATCTTCGTCATAAGAGAAATCGTCATCCTCTTCTTCGTTGTCTTCATCCATTTCATCATCTCCACCAAAATCATCTTCGGTATCAAAGTCAAGATCATCATCTTCACCCATGTCCATGTCTTCTTCTCCACCACCGACAGCGGCTTGAAGTAGGTCGAGGAATTGTTGGGCAACGGCACGATCAATGGTAAGAGTAACTTGATCCTCTTCACCACCAAATTCGTCATCTCCAAACTCATCGTCCATGGGGGCATCACCAAGGCCAAGGGCATCAACTTCTTGAGCATCCTCTTGTTGGTCAAAATTATTACCCATAACGGATTCAAACAACTTATCAAATGTAGATTTCTTAGTCATAAATGTATTTAGTCTATCTCTTGCAATTTTTTTGGATTCCTTGTGAATTCTCTCTTCCGCTTCCTCTCTTTGGATTCCACTCTCCATTCTTGCAATTTCTTTTTTAAGAGATTCTTTCTGTTTATCAGAAAGATTGGGATTCTTCAACTTTTCTTTAAGCTTATCAAGATTATCATACTTACGCTCTTCATCCTCATCATAAGTATCATTCAGAGCTTTATGATAACCGCTTTTCTCAGATGGGCCACCTTTTTGCAAGGGATTTGTTTCATTGAAAGCGTTTTTGGATTGCTTGGGAATTTTTTTGGACTTGTTGATCACTTCATCAGCACATAGATCACATTTTTCCTCCACTACGGCAACTTTTTTAAGCATTTGTCCGTAGATATCCCCCAATGTTGGTTGTTTTTTCATATAAAGTATTTAATGATTGTCGATGATTTTTCAATATTATACTGTGAGTGATGCTCCCAACGTGAATAATTCATCAATTTCATCAGAATCTAATCCAAGCACTGTCGCAATATTGAGTATGGTTGGGGAATTTCTTTCGAAATTTGCCCCGTTTTGAAATGCAGTAATGGCCAATATCTTTTCAGCACCATCGGGAAGAGCGTTGAGAATTTGAACAACTGCATCATATAATGTTGCATCACCATAAGGAGTAAGCTTGAGTGCCGTATGTGCTTGCCAAGCCGATATAGAGTTTGACAATCCGTTTTTTAAACTCACTTCAAACTTATCAGCATTGTTAGAACTACCCTCCCAAATTGTATAAGGAGTGGATGTGGTAGTTCCTTCCGCATTATCAATACGTTCGATAATTTCTTTAGTGTCTGCGTTGTAAATGATACGTGTCATGATATTAGGCGTTAAGTGTTACCGTAGCTCCACGGGCAATGAGAGTATTTCGAGCAGTTACGGCGGCGGGTGTTAGTGCGGCAAGACCAGAACTAGTTCCCCCTGATAAATTAACTGCCCTACCCGATCCCCATGTGGTTGTTCCGTTGGTTCCGTTGAGAGTTGCAAGAGCCACTAGAATGTTCTCAACACTAGCTTGGGTGAGGGCTGCACCAGTTATTGAGACGGGACCACCGATATTTTTAAGAGTTCCGTTTGTGGGTATAGTTACATTAGCCAATGATGGAGTGACGCTGGTAGAGATACCAGACCCAACAGTAACTAAAGCTGGAAGACTTAACGTAGTGAGGGACGACATGTTGTTTGGCGAAACGAATCCACCAACAGTAACTAAAGCTGGAAGACTTAACGTAGTGAGGGACGACATGTTGTTTGGCGAAACGAATCCACCAACAGTAGTTAGAGCCGAGGCACTTAAAGTAGTGAGGGAACCCATAAATGCTGGGTTAAGATTACCCCCAACTGTAGTCAATGCTGGAATACTTAAAGTTGGGAGGGAAGCCATGTTGTTTGGGGTAAAACTACCCCCAACTGTAGTTAGAGCTGGAAGACTTATTACTGTGAGATTAGCTGCACTGGCAGGAGCAAACGTGGTTCCGACTGTAGTTAGAGCTGGAAGACTTATTACTGTGAGATTAGCTGCACTGGCAGGAGCAAACATGGTTCCAACTGTGGTCAATACAGGTAAGTTAAAAGCGGTGAGAGACGGCATATTAGTAGGAATGATACCACCCCCCACAGTCATCAATGTTGGAAAACTCAAGGTATTGAGTGTAGTCATATTGGTAGTGTTCAAACTCAACCTAATTGTAGATAGGGATGGGAAACTTAACGTGCTTAGAGAAGGAAGTGCGCTTGAAGTCAAATTACCTCCGATGAAAGCCAGACTAGAAAGGTTTACACTAGAAAGTGTCGGTATATTAGTGGGGTTATAGTCATTGGCAATCATTACCAAATCAGGTAATGAGATTCCCGTAAGTGTAGTTGCACCCAATTCATTAGGAGAAAATCCACTTACACATGGTTTTGGATCGGTGACTCCATTAGATGTGACAATACGTATATCTAATGGGATTAGCATGATCGGTTGTGATGGTGTGCCTGTTAGTGTCATTATGGGCATACGAGAAGATTGTGATGCCTCAATTTGTTCATTGGCTCCAATGTTGGTGTATATCAATATATTACTAAGAGATGCGGTATAAGTATCCCCCGATTGGTTCAATATAAAACTCTCATGCCCATCGATGGGATTCGGTGCTACATCTAATTGGGAAATCTTTGGCATGGTAATATTTAACGATTGACATATCAAAAACTCTAAATAAATCCCTACATCAATGAAGAAAAACACAATACTAAAAAAATTGGAACTCCACGAAGAGAAAATCATAAAATCCATAACAGATTTACAGGATTTTCTTCATACCGTGGATGATGAGGAAATTTCTCAAATGGCAGACGATCTATGTGAGACTTTACAAGAATGTCTATATGAGAATGACATTTGCAATTTGGAAAACATCAGGGAATTTGTAGAAAACGTATATGAACAAGCTTAATTTATTAATTTTAGGAAAGGGTTACGTTGGTAATCATCTTCACAATCATTTGAAAAATGATTTCAATGTGATTATTAGATCGGCGGAAGAAATAGATTACCATAAAATGGAAATCCTTCATAAATTTCTTCTCAATAATGATATTGACACCGTAATAAATTGTTCGGGTTTCACTGGAAGACCCAATATCGATGAAGCGGAGAGAAAAAAAGAACTTTGCTGGGAACTCAACACCGCTTCCCCTCTAAGGATAAATACCGTATGCAATTTGAGAGGTGTTAATTATCTTCATGTTTCATCCGGCTGTGTTTATGATGGTTATGAAAAGGTGTGGAATGAGGAAGATTCCCCGAATTATGGATTATTCTGTAATAGAGCTTCATTCTATTCCAAATCCAAACATGCCTTTGAAAACCTATCAAAAACCATGGATAACGTAATTCTACGGGTTCGTATGCCATTTCATTATGAATCATCCGGTAGGAATTATCTGGATAAGATTCGCCAATACAACGATCTGATCAATTTCCGCAATTCCAAGACATATATTCCCGATTTCTGCGAATTCGTAAAGAATCTCTTGATTAAAAAAGTTGGTAAATGGAAAGGACAGGATATTTATAATGTCATCAATCCGGGAGCATTGACTACTCAGGAAGTATGTGATACCATGAAAGAATACGGATTCCACAACGATAATTGGAAATTTGTATATCTTGCCGATCTTCCCATTGCCACTGGTAGGAGCAATTGCGTTCTGGATGGCTCAAAATCAAAAGAAATCTACGAGATGAGATTTGAGAAAGATGTGATGAAAGAGTGCTTTGAGAAAATGCTTGAGAAACAAGCGGAAGATAAAAGAATTAAAAACGAAATAGAGGAGAAATATGCAAGAAATGATTAAACGTGGAATTGTGCTTTCTGGAGGAAAAGCCACGAGATTATACCCGATTACCAAGGTTATATCGAAGCAACTTTTACCAATTTTCAACAAGCCCTGCATCGCATTTCCACTTCAAACGCTGAAAGATATGGGATATTTTGATATTCTCATCATTAATGCCGACGAGGATCAACAGAAACAATTCAAGATTCTACTTGGAGATGGGAGTAAATTCGGATTAAATCTATCATACGCAATCCAAGATTCTCCCAAAGGATTAGTCGATGCTTTTATCGTTGGGGAAGAATTTGTCAAAGATGCAGATGAAATCTGCCTGATTCTTGGTGATAATGTTATTATTGGTAATTCCCCAATACAACCACAACCGAACACCATCTACACATATAAAGTGAAAGACCCATCCGCCTATGGTGTGGTTGAAACAGATGAAGATGGCAATATTATTCAAATTGTGGAGAAACCGAAAGAATTTATTTCCGAAGATGCAGTGATTGGTCTTTATGTGTTTTCCAATGAAGTTGTGGAAATGGCTAAGAAAGTCAAACCATCTGCTAGAGGAGAACTGGAAATTGTTGACCTGATTCGCATGATGAATGATAAAGAAGGTGTTGGTGTTGAGAAATTGGATGGATTTTGGTTCGACATTGGTGACACTAATTCGCTCCTAGACTGTGCAAATTTGGTTCGGACTATTGACAATCGCTCAAACCATGCTATTGGTTTGGTAGGCATATGAGCAATCCTTGGACAGAACGTTACAGACCACAGACGCTAGACGATTTAATGGTGGATGATACCACCAGAAAAATCATTGAAGATTTTGGCAAAGATGTTCCAAATCTATTATTGACGGGGGTTTGTGGTGTTGGTAAGACAACCTTGGCTAAAATATTGGCAAAGGATATCCTGAATTGTGATTATCTTTATATCAATGCTTCGGATGAGAATGGGGTGGACACAATCAGGGACAAAGTTATCGGGTTCTCTCAAACGAAGAGTTTTGATGGGGGATTGAAAATCGTCATTTTGGATGAGGCTGATTATCTCTCAAAAAGTTCCATGGCTATCTTGAGGAATGTGATGGAATCCTATTCATCCACCACACGCTTCATCCTCACAGGCAATTACAAACATCGCATCATTCCCGCCCTACAATCGCGTTGCCAGAGTCTCACACTTCATACATCCCTGAGAGATGTCACCCGTAGGTGTCTGGAGATTCTTAAAAAAGAAAATGTTGAGATTCCGAATGAACAAAAGAAACCTTTGGTTGCTCTGATCAAAAGCCATTATCCTGATATCAGGAAATGTATCAACGAATTGGAAAAATATTCCAATTCGGGGATTCTCTCCATTGAGACGAAAAAAGACACTAATCAGGTGATGGATTTGATATATGTAAATCTCCAATCGGGAGATACCCTGAAAACCCGCAAATTCCTGATTGAGAATGAGGAATTATTTGATTCTGACCATGAATCACTTTTGAAAGACCTATTGAATTATTTCTATGATCTCTCCATAGATGATACCATGAAAAAACAGGCTATCCTTATCATTGCGGAGAGCCTGTTTAAGATGATTTCCGTAACGGACAGAGAGATTTGTGCTATTGCTTGCTTACTACAGCTTGAGGAATTGTTTTAACGATCCCAAAACATTTTATCCAAGTCTTCTTCCTGTTCGGGAGCAGCATATTTGGCAAAGGGGTCTTTCCGCACCTTACCTTTACGGGGATTGGCAGTTGGTTGTGCTTTAGGCTTCTTTTTGATTGCTTTTTTATAAGAATAATCCACGGGATTTTCCGGCTCATCTTCATCAGGCTCCGGTTTAGACGCTTGCTGTTTGGGTAATGGGGGCGGGGTTGCACCAGATTGTTGTGGTAACGGAGGTGGTGTTGCACCGCTTACGCTTTTCTTGAGTTGTCCCAGAGCAGCATTGATACCAGACACGATTTCAATGTTACCAATGTCCAGACCAAGCTTTTTGATATCATTTTTGATATCAGCAACAAACGAGTCAATACGTTTGTCAATATTCTTTTGAAGATACTGGACTTTGGCATTATGACCGGAAACCATACCTTCTCCAGCGGATCGTTGACCTTGTTGGGATAATTCTTTACCTTTTTCTTTACCAGCCATCGTCAGAGCAGAACCAGCAGCTTGTTGAAAGCCACCTTTGATTTGTTGCCCCACACCTTTGGCGGAACCCAAAGCTTCGGCTCCCCGTGCCTTGAGACGATCCATCCATCCTTCCTCAAGAAGTTCTTCCAAATTGCGCTGATCGTTGTTATTATATTGTGCCATAATGTTATTTAAGCTTTTCTGGATTCCATATAGATATCGGCAAGTTCCTTAGTATAGTCCCAAGCCTTGGATTCTCCCGCCAATTTCAGATCGGTGGGGGTATTCTTACCATTTCCCTTGTCAGTGACGTTGGTGATGATCTTCGGATCAATTTTTAAGGGCTTGGGCTTGATAATGACCGTATCCTTGCGCTTGAATTGATCGGGAACTGGAATTCCTGCGCTCACATCCACCATATCAACCATATCGGGACAGACAACCACTCTACCATAAGTTCTACCGCCACCATGATCGGCAGCAATGGTGAGAACGATCTGTGATGCTGGTTTGAATTGATTTCCAATGGAATATCCTGATTGCTTGTCTCCAACTTGGACGACTTTGATGTTCAATCCGCAAGTCGCCAATTCATCCACTTCATTTTTCAAAGGGGTTGGCATATACTTGTATGTTTCGGTGTTTTTATAACCATCACGAAATTTTACTATATCGCCCGGCAAAAAACCTCCCGCTTCAGAACGCTGAATCACACTCTCATACACAAAATCAAATTTCTTACCCATATTATTATTTAGCTATATACAGACTATTTACCCATTTCCTCCAATCTTTTTATTCTATTATTCTTTCTAGCTTGTAACATTTTAATTTTTTGTTCCTCTGAGATTCCTCTATTTTTAGCGGATATTCTCATTTTTTCTTTAGATTCCTCCGACATTTTCTTACCTTTTTGAGATTCTCCTATTTTTCTTTTATGTTCTTCGGTATGTTTCCTCCCCATTATTTTTTGTCTATGCTCTTCTGTCCATTTTTTACCCAAACGGGCTTTTCTCGCCTTTTCAGCATGTTCGGGCGATAATTTTCTACCCCTAAGCTTATTTTTATGTTCTTCGGAAAGTTTTTTTCCCATATTAGCTTGTCTCAATTTTTCTATGGTTTCTGGCGATTTAACTCTTCCAGTGTGTAATATTCTCAATTTTTCTTTTGTTTCATCAGAATGTTTCTTACCTATGTTAGCTTGTCGAACCTTTTCTTTATGTTCTTCTGTTAATTTTTTACCTAATTGTGCTTGTCTCATCTTTTTTTTAGTTTCTTCAGAAAACGTTCTACCCAATAATGATTGTCTAATATTTTCTCTGTGTTTATCTGATAAAGGCTTACCACCAGTATCCGTTGAATACTCACATATATTATATCCTTTATCATGATTAGTAGATTCAAATAATTTGATGTAGTATGATTCCCTATCAAGTAACCGATCATTATCACCAACACCATCAAAATTTTCAAAAATCTCTAAAATCTCAACTGAGAAATTCTCCCAACCATGTTTTGTTATAGCATTCTGTAAGCGATATTTATTAGTGGTAAATTTAGCACAATTTTTGTGTCTATTAATTCTTTTATATAAATTAGTAGCTTTGCCGATATACACCTTGCCATTGTTATTACAGATTAATTTGTATATTCCCGCCGATTCTGGATATTCTCTTACTCTCATGTATATATTTAGTCATAATATCAATTTTATCTATCCACCAATCATATTACCCCTTATTACTAATTCATAAATTATCATAAAACACAAATTTAGTCATTTACTCTAAATATTAACATGAAATTCGATGATCTATATAATTTGGCACTGGAAGCAAAGGACGCTCGTGGAGGAAATGCGTATTTTAGGGCGCAACAAAATATAGGACCACAGAATATCAGTGGGCAACAAGCTGGTATTACAGCCGATGGGGGAGTTGCTGGTGCATCCTCTTCCGGTGGGTATTCTGCCAGTCCTGTAGGTAAAGTGGATAACTTTGAAAAACAAAAACCAATAGATCAGATGAAAAAATATCTTTTCGATCCATCCAAAGTCAAAGGTGATGGTCTGAGAGATACATATGAGTTGGAAGCTGAAAATAAAAAACGGATGAGAAATGCGTTTTCCTTGCTTTTCAATTCCAAGAATTTCTTTTCAGAATTTAAAAATATTTATAAAAATTACCTTACAAGAGATAGCATTTCACTGGCAGATGAGAAAGAATGGAATCGTCTGAAAGACGAAGTGAATGCCAGAGCATCCAAAACAACACAATTTCGTTCAGAACTGGATGGTGTGAACAAGTTACTTGCCGATGCTGAAAACGCTGGGATGAAAATATCCGAAATACAAGCATATATTAAAAGTTTAAAAGCGAAGAAATCGGGAACAAAAAACAAGGAACGAAGAGATAGCTTGCAAGATGAAATAGATTCTGCTGAAATCGATATCAGCAATCTCAAGAATTCCGCGAAAATGTCCAGTATTGATGGGTATCGGAAGCAATCCAAAAAGGCGAAGGATGCATTGGTGTCGGAAACCGAAAGGGAAATGATTGCTAGAGATGCCCTCACTGAAATTGAAAATAAAATAAGCTCCGTCACAGCAAATAATAAAAAATCAAGTGATAATGTCATCATGTTGGTGAAGAAACTTATTAAAAACAAAGCAGAAGGGTTGCTTGATCGCTACATGATTGAAAACAACATCTCCGATGAGGAGATTGATTCCAAAAACGTGGATTTCGCCAATGTTCCACAAGACCTCGTATCCAAATTGAAATTGCTTAAAGAATTAACAACCGATGACAACCCGATTTTCGCTTTCATAGATTACCATGACGAGGAATTTGGGAAAAGGTTGGAAGAATTTGATGATAAATTACTGAACACCAATATCAACATTGGATCAATGAGAATGTTTGATAAATTACCAGCCAAAATTCTTGGAAAATACTTCTCCAGTGTTGCTGGAACTGGAATGGAGCGTAAAGTGATTCCTCTGGAAAATCTAGATGCTGATACTGGTTATTTGGCAATCGATTCTTTCATCAAGAAATTGGAACAGATTAACACCAAAGAACAGTGGGAAGCTGCAAAACCGGAGTTGAAGAAACTTGTCAAGGATTTGCCGCTCAAGAAACCATCCAAAGATGTTGTCCTTTCAAGACTCAAGGGATTTTGGTCGGTGTCAAGAAGTGGTGCCAATAGCGCAAAGCAATTGCTGACCACGTTGCAACAAATGAGAAATGAGGAAATGGTGAATGAATCCTTTGATGAATTGGCAAACAAATACGCGTCATCCTTCAATGTTGATATCAACGATTTCATGATCGATCTTCAGGAAGTTGCAGTGTTTTTAGAAAAATCGAAGAAATGCACCAAGGTTACTCAAAAAGCATCCAGTGATCGTAAGGGTAAAAAATATACTAAGTGTGTAAAAGACCCTGATGGTTCTGGTTATAAAAGAATCCATTTTGGACAAAAGGGTGTGAAAGCAACTGGTGATAGTGGAAACACCGATAGAAAGAAAGCGTTTCGAGCAAGACATGGTTGTGATAAAGCAAAACCCGGAACTCCAAAAGCTGAAAGCTGTAAGAATTGGTAAATGAACATCAAAATCAAATCACTCCAAGCATCCAAGATTGACGAAGCATCTCTGAAACAAGATTATTTGTATAAAGATGTGTCGTTTGATCTGGAACCGTCATATTCTTTCAACAACCAACTCAACCGTAAAGAGCAATTGAAAGATATTCAAGCTATTTTCGATGTGGAAGCCATCAAGACAAGCATTTCCAACGCATTCCTGACATCTCCCGGTCAAAAGATACTCAATCCGACCTTTGGTATTGATCTGAGACGCTATCTGTTTGAACCCGTGGATGAATTCACAGCGGAAGACATTCAGGATGACATTGAAAGGAAATTACCCCGTTCGGAACCACGCATTGTCGTGAGAAACGTGAGCGTTGTGGGTAATGAGGATTTACAGGAATATGATGTGTCTCTGCAAATTGATGTCCCGTCTCTGGGTGTTAAGGGACTTTCCCTGAAATCGAAGTTGAATTCCACAGGTTATTCAATTATTTGAATTGTTTTGGGGATTGATTGAGGCGACCGATCACAACCCGTAGCCACAGAACACAAAATTGCCAAAGAACCACACCATCCTTTGCTTGGGATCGACATATTGTAAATAAATGTGTTTGTCGCGTCTCATTAACATCGTATAATGTGTTATACCATAGTGTTCGGCTCATAGTGATGTCGATCATTAATTCATAAATGTGGACGTTGGCAATTTTTATCAGAGATTCATTTTTCATACCCGCATTATATCCTATTTTTTAAAGAAGTCAATCTTGGAGATATTCAGCTTCACCATTAAATAATTCTGATGAGCGAATCACTTGAATATAATTTACCCAAAAATGCGTATATCAACTTCGACGCACTTTCCCTGAAAGATTTCATCATCCAACGGTTGAATGAGAATCCCAAATTCACGGATCAGAACTATGAGGGGAGCAATTTGGCTTCTTTCATTGATATCATCGCTTACAGCTACCACACCCTGCTTTTCTATTTGAACCAGACAGGATCAGAAGCATTATTCTCCCAAACATCACTCTATGAGAATATGAACAAGATCGTGAACCTTGTGGGATACAATCCTACGGGTAAGCAAACGTCCCTTGTTCCCGTCACTTGCATCGCCAGTGCCTCCCTAGCGGCAGGGAACTACACTCTCCGCAAGTATTCCTATTTCCTTGTCAATAACATCCAATACACCGTCCTTAACGATTTCTCCTTTGAGAAAACCACAAGCGGATCGGAGAAAATCGATTCCATTGAAAACAATCTCATTCTCTATCAGGGAACCGTTCAGGAATATCCAATTTACACGGCGGAAGGTAAGGAATTTGAAACCTTTCCAGTTGTCGTTGATAATCTGGTGGATGAGAACGATGACCGTTTCATTGCCCATGGAACTCTCAGTGTTTATGTGAAAGAAATCGGAGATGCCACTTGGTATGAATGGGAAGAGATTGACAACCTGTTCCTCACTCCCGATTCCGATAGATACTATTCGGTTCGTCTCAATGAGAATGGTCATTATGAACTCAAATTCGGTAATGATGTGTTTGGTAAGAAACTTGCCGAAGGGGATCAAGTTGCCGTCTATTATATCCTGAGTGATAATAACAAGGGTATTATCAGCAAGAATGTCATCAATGGTAATAAATTATTCAATTTCAACACTTCCCAATTCACAGCAATCTACAATGATGTGATTACCGTTGATCCTTCGTCCATCATTGACCTGACAAACAACGCCACCCTGAATTTCTCCAATACCGCCAATTCCACGGCAATTTCCGATGGGGAGACGGTGGATCAGATTCGTCAAAATGTTCCCAAGTATCTTAGTTCCCAGCTTAGGCTTGTGACAGAGGTGGATTATGACACATATCTTACCAAAAACCTTTCCAATGTGCTGCAATCGGTGGAAGTGGTGAACAACAAGAGATTCATTGATGAATATATTGATTATTTCTATAGTATCTGTGTTGACCCCAACAAATCCAATCGGGTTATATTGAATCAGGTCAATTTCGCGGATTCCTGCGACTTCAACAACGTGAACATCTTCGTGGTTCCCAAGTTTGTCGTCCAAACGGATGCTGAGTATCCCCCATTCCTTTCAAACAGTCTGAAAAACCTCATCATTGACTCCACATCTGATAAAAAGATGCTCAGTCATGAAGTTGTTCCCCGTGATCCGATCTACACAGCCTTTGATATTGGATATTCGGCTCAAGCTGCCGATAAGGATGTGTATTTGACATCCAAATTGGAAATCGTTCGCACTTCCAATTCCAAGATCAACAAAGAGAACCTGAAAAAGCGGATTATTAATATTATTCTGGATTTCTTCAATCCTCTCAACAATTCTCTGGGACAAAGGCTTGATCTTTCGTCCCTGACTTCCACAATTCTTGGATTGGAAGGTGTTGACAAGATCAGAACCAGTAATGGGAATGAGATATTCAATGGAATATCATTCATAAGTTGGAATCCTGTCTATGAGGGGGTGGATGAAGAGTTCGTAAACCAAACCACAACACTCCCATTTTTCAAATTCCCCTATTTTTATAGACCACAAACAATCGGAGATAGAATACTCATTACAGATAGTGAATAATTGGGAAATTTACAATGTTAATTCGCCGCCAAATTGTTGTTTATAATCTTTTAAAATATTTTCCCTGTCATCTACCGCATTTTTAATGTTTTTAATGTTGGGATTTAATTTTTTCCATGATTTACCATCATTTTCTGAATAAGACGATGCTATGAAAATTTTAGGATTCCATATTACGACTGTGTGGGTTTCGTTAGATTTATAAAATAAACCATCTTTTTTTAAATAAAATCTTTCGTGGTTATGGGCATATATATCACCATGTTTTAAACTGTGTAATATTTCTTCCACTGATAATCCCTGTTCATAATATAAATATTTCTCAAAATTATCATTAGGTCTATATTTCTCGAAAATTTCTTTATCAACTATTAACATGTTGGATAAATTCACTTTACCCTTTATTATATATTTTCCATAATTTTTCATCTCATCTGTCAATTGATCACTCAAAAACGAAGTTCCATATAATCCTTTTCCATACAACGCAGCTTCATTTTTATGATTATTGATCCCATTTAAATGTAGATTACCCGTTTCGGGATTTGTTCTGGTTCGATGATATATCCAAGCAGCCGCGCCAAATACCTTTTCATTTATCAACGATTCCATCAATCTACGATACAGCGTATCAAATTCCATATGATTATTTAATATCAAGTCCTTAAATAATATCAATGGCGAGCTTTAGCGATATAGAATTTGATGTTCTGGATTGGAAGAACGAGAATGTGTTGAGTTCCTATGCCTTGGAACAGACACCGCTTCGGTTCATTCCCGATCTGGATGATTTCAGCTATGTTCGGGTTCTATGGGACTTTGGAGATGGAACCATTTCCAGTTCTTTAACCGCTCAGAAGTATTGGGAGAATCCGGGTAAATATGTCGTCAATTTCACTCTTTATGATTGCTATTCCAATGCGGTGATTTCCACAGAATACAAGATCATCCACATTATCGATTATCTCAAGCACACGTTCACCGTTGATTTTGATAGTCCATCCTATTATGACAATATTTCATGGAAATGCGGGAAGATTAGTGATCCCATCACAATCAAAGCGTATTATCCCCCTACCATTCCAATCACAAGCCTGTTCTATCGTATCAGTGGCAGCAACAGCGATTACTATTTTGATGATGTGAACAAATTTCGTCATTTGGATAAAACCTATTCTTTTCATGAGAAAATTTATAACAATTATCTCTCAAGCTTCCAATATCAGGAAATTGATCGCATTACAACCGAAAACACTTCGGTTTATGCTAAGATATCGGGACTCGATCTGATCAATGCCACGGAAGCAGATAACAATTCATTTTTTGTGGGTGTATCAGGAACCAAGGATATCCATTTCAAGGACGATTCCATCAATCGTATCAACATTGACCTGTTTTTTGATAGAAGTGTGGAATATCTCAACAATCGGAACAATACCAAGATTTCCCTCTCCGCTCTTATTGTGGATAATGATGAAGTGGAGGATTTATCCATCACAAGCAATGGAATGGATGGAGAGTTCTATGAGATTGATTCTTTCAAAATTGATGGTAGAAAAAATTCCAATGTTGATATTCCATTTGTAGTCAAGATTAAGGATTCTGAGAATTTCAGTGTGAAGAACTTTCCTTTACTATCAGCTTCGGATATTACTGTATTGGTATTGTCCAGTGGAGATGTTATGGATTCTTCCTATTATGAATTGGAGGATGTGGGGGCTTACTATGGTGCAGCCAGAGGTAAGGTGAAATTCAACACCAATGATGTTGTTCATTATGTCCAGTTGAGTGCTTCCCTAACCACCACCAACGATCAGGGCAGTGCCTATACCTTGGCGGGGATCACCGATTATTTTGATGTATATCCCAAAAATTATATTTCCATTGAAAAGAGAAATGAGGATTTTGATGCCCAAGAGACATTCAAGGGTCTTCGTTTTCAGGAATTCCTTCTGGATAAGACTATATTGTTCGATGATTTCATGGGATCGGTGTTTGGAACCCTGAGTTCTTCCTATGACACTCTTGGTAAGAAAATCTATGAAAAGATCACCAATTTCGTGGAGAATACCCAAGATGTGGACAGGGGGGAGATTTTTTCCCTGATTTCCCAAATGAAAATGACGGGAGTTGACAATGATGTGTTTGAGTCCAACCTTTTTACATATCCAGAGAAAATCAAGCGTATTCTAGATTTGGGATCAATCAGTAAAAACAAGTTGATTGGATATAATAACAAATTTAAGGAAAATTTTGATATCAAGGGATTTTCTTCCAAGGAAATCTTTGGAACCAATCTGGGAAATGAGATCAATACCAACACCTATATCATATCAGCGGGAACTCCCATTGTCGCTCTGGAAAAGTTCTCTAACCGTTATGTGTTGCTAAACACCGAACAACCCACAGAATCAACTGGTTTGAGTGCTTATATGTTATCGGGATACAACACAAATTGGGGTTGGCCTTTGGTTCTTCCCGATACCTACCAATATTCCGATCTGGAGAAGTATTATCTGTTCTTTGAATATCAAGCAGGGTATGAAAACACCCTTGTTGATAATACAATTGTGTATGATTACACCCTTTATGATAATCTCTCTTCCAAACATGTGTTGAGGGATGAGAATGGTGATCCAATACTCACTGAGACATCCCAACCGATCTTTGAAGAGTTCGATTTTGATTATAATTCGGAAATGATGAACATTTCTCTAAGGGATACCCTATATCAGAGCTTGTCATTGTATCATTCGCCTTAAATAATACCAATGACTCTAGCATCATTAGGTTATCCAAACATTCCCAAGTCCATCACCAATCCAAATGTGGTGGTTCGTGATGCTCTGGATGTGAATACCCCCCTTTCTTTCTTACAATTCATCAAAACGATGGATGTGTCTTTCAATCCATCCAAAAATCAAGATTATTACACCGCATATCTCAAGGCATGGAATTTCGTAAAGAATACCAAGACAGTGGACGATAATTCGGTGATTATTGAGCGTTATCGGGAATTCATTCAGGATGTCAATCTGGAATACACCACTTTGGAGGAGCAAAAGTTCCTTTCCAAGTTGGATTTCAACGATCCCCTCGACCTTGACATCGCAATTCCGTTTTATTCCAGAAAATTGATTGAAATTTCGGAATATTACAATAAAAAACGGGATGAGTCCAAATTCCAAATCACCAAAAAGAGAATTTCGGGAACAAATTTTGGCTTGACCAAGGATATCAAAGATATTACCATCAATTATCTAGAAAATCTTGATAATAGTAAGATTAATTATGACTTTTCCAATCTGAAAAACAATTTGGAAGTTGAAATTGAAGAATTGTATGAAACATATCCTGAATACTTCAATCAGACTCCCAATGATCAGATATATGACAACAAGGATTTGGATTATGGGTTGGATATTTTCCTCAAAACCAATGCGGAACTCATTCCTGAAATCTTCGCGGGTGTATCCGCTCCCCTGATAGAACTGAAAGAAGGGGATTCCTTATTGGATAATAAAAGAAAATTGACGGAAAAATATATTTCCTCCAATTATTATTATCTTTCCACGGGTTCCACTGTATATGATTTTATTTCTGGTAAGATGTTGGACGCTGATAATCCGGCAGCTTCTTTTTTCAATACCAAATACCCCACAACAGCCTCCACGCAGAGAAAAGAGTTCAAAACACCCATGGAAATGGGGTTCTTTCGCCCCCACAAGCTTTCCATCCTCTTGATTGATGGTGAAAGACCTTCATATTCTTTCAATTTTGACAATTTAGAACCCAATACCATCTACTATTTCCCTGATCCTGATATCAGAGGTAATAATGATGGTGTTCTTACGTTTGTGAACAACGATTTGTTCCTGAAACGCAACGATTCATCGGGAAAGGCCAAGAATCAACCGATCAGCGATAAAAGCGATTCCCAATATTATGGATATATCTCACAAACGGAGACTACACCATCAAAATATCTGGACAAGGTGTTTGAATCCGGTTATATTCAGGATGCCAAGGAGGACATATATAACAATCTCTATGGGCTGTTCAAGAATGATGGAAGTTTCAAACAAACAATCAAAGTTGTGTCGGAAACTGAAAAACAATATTACATTCTGGATGGACACACATTCTATGATTTCAAATATGGGGAGGGATATTCATTCGATTATTCAACGGTTGATGATTCGACCTTCCAATACACAACCAGATCGGGATTATCCTCATACACAGGAGGTTTCACCACTGATTTCTCCCGACATTACATCCTATTCGGAGGAAAATTCACGGACGAGTTCGTGTATCCTCCCGATTATTATCCAAATTGCCAAATTCTGGAGGGTTACAGCGTTTTCCGAAATGGTATTCCAACAACAGACACCATATCATCTGATTTGAGTGGATATCCTCTTAGTGGCACTTACTATTACTCCCGACTGATTGAAGGAGGTATTCATGATTCGTCACCCCTTCAAAGAGCCTTGGTCGATCCATCATATCCAACTCTGACTGCAAATGCAACTCAAGAAATCGTTCCGAATGAAACAACAACTTTCATGATTGATGGTGGCAAGGCAACCAATTCGTTGTGTGACACACCTTTCCAATTCCCATCCATCTATTACGATCCCACGGTATTGCAATCCAGTGTTTACAATCTCTCATCTTCCCCGACTGAGAATTACTTCACAAGGTTGTCGTCCCATGGCACACTTTACGTTAGAAACGCATACACCAAAGAGGTTAAACCACTTCAAACAACCTTCAGTTACCTCTCAACAACCCTGTTGAGTTCTGTTTATAACGAATTATCGGGTGTTTCCTCGTTCGAAGTGGTGGGAGACACCATGTTCATCCAAACCGATAACAATCTAATCGTTCAAAAAATCCTTTTTGATAATGGAGCTTTTGTAAATCCCAAGGAATCCACATATGTTACATCGTTCAACGATAATCCTTACCAAAAGGTGTCCAAACGATTCAAGAAAAAGGATAAGGTGTATTACGCAAGATTGGATGTTGAGACTTATCCAGTGGTGGGCAACAATTTCAAAATATATCCAACAATTTATGAGATTGATACCACCAAACATATTAGAAAAATCCATTCTGTTGGTAATTTAACTAATTTCTATACAATATCGGGAGGGTTGAACACATACATCAATGCTGAAGAACCCGTATTCGCATACGACAATCGTTCTGATCAATATAACATATCATTCCTGATGAAAACAGTTGATAATCAATTTATCATCCAAGAATTTGATTTCAAATTGAATCCGTTCTCCATGATTAACCATAAGCAAATCAAACAACGATGAACACCAAATTCCTATCATTGTCTTCAACAAACACCAATCAAACCATGACTTATTCGACAATCATGGTGGTTGATCATACCTTGTTGACATTATCGCTATCGGGAGCCACTGAACGGATTCTGCCAACACACCTAACCATTGATTGGGGAGATGATGTGGAGGATTTCTTCGAGAATGATATTTTACAAAACCAAAACATTGCATCGAACGTGTTTTCATCCCTTCTGATAAACACCTACACACACGAATACTTCCCATCTGCCATCTCCACAAGCCAAACACTGACAGCGACGGTTTCCCTTTATTATACCAATTCCGATATATCAACTTTTACCTTACCTTTATCAATAACCAATTATGATTATGCAACATCAGTTGGAGATGTTAGGCTTGTAAATACCGATTATTTGCAGAGTGGTTCCAAGATTCATCAGTTGGTGACGAATGAGGGTGGTTATCTATTGGAGCTTCGCTGTTAAATAATCTTGTGGCTATTTTGTTTGATAAATTATCCTCCTGCGAATCCGTTACACTTTCCTCAAATTTGGAGGATGTGAGGTTTCAGAATTTTTCAAGATATTACAACGGAGATTATACGTTGACGTTTTACAAAGCTCTTTCGGGTATCGTTGATGTCAAAAACAAAAATTATACCAATTTCTTACTGACTAGAAACACCAAAATATCAACTATTCTGGAAGAAGAAAATCAAATTTTAAAATCCGATTCGTTGTTAACCAATCTTAATTTTGGGGGAAATTTCTTAGCATTCCAAAGAGCGGATACCAGAAGATTGGGATTGTCGGGCATCTACAACGAAAGTGAATACTACGGGAATTATAATTTCTCGACAAACGGTGATACTTTGTCCACAAATTTTATCATTACACTAAAACCCAACAATGTTTGCAACATTTATCAATATTATGACTATAAGAAGTATTATTTGACTAGAGATGTTAATAATGAATTAAATTTCTATACCCAAAATTTGGGATTAACTGCATATGATTTCAAATACATCTATTCCCGCCCAAACAAAGCGATATTCCTATTCCAAACCTTATCGGGAGTCCCCCACTTTGTCAGAAAATCGGGTAATTTGCTGACATTATCACCATCCACATCGGCAAATAAAGCGAGTGTATATACAAACCCGATTTATCTAAGCAAAGATATCTATTCCAATTTTAATATCAATTCCAACACATCTTATGTAGAATATGGAGATGATAATATTATACCAGAAAATGGAATACTGAAAGATTTGGAAAATAATTATCTTTTACATAGGGAAAATGATTCAACTGATATAATCATTCTAAAGAACCAACTTACCCAAGATAACACATTCACATCGGGAAATACATTACTATCTTCTCAAGACCTGAAATTTTTCGTTGATGGTATGCGAAATTATACATCCATTTTCAATGATGTTGATACTGAAAAAGATGAGACTTTAGCTTTAAATTATGTCCTTTACAACAAATCATACAAAATCCTTCCCGGATTGAATCGTTTTACATCACCTGATGATATGTCCCCATTCAGCAGGATCAACATTCACGACACGAAATTCGTAGAATCGGGAGCGTTTGGATATCCCACTCCTGAATATGCTGATAAGGTGTATCGTTCTGATATTTCAGTGGATTATGATGATGGGCAAACCTATCTATGCACTTGGTTATCGGGTTCCCCTCTTGGTAGTGATAAAGTGTGGGTTGATCGTTACTATTATCCCGATTTGATTGAAAAATCCTTGGCACTGGTGGGAGATAATTCATTCAATCCCACATATGATGATGTTGTAGAGGAATTGGTAGCTGGAAATACATCAATACAGGACAGTATCTCATCTTTCACGGTGTTTGATAAAAAAAGTGATATGTTATTTGTCCCAAATGGAAAATATGCATATGAAAGGATTCAAGCAAAAGAGCCTGTAACCGATCCGGTAGTGATAACTCCATGTCAGTCTCTTCAAACAACAGGAAACAATATCAATTATTTCAAACAATTGAATGATGCTGGAAAATTCACAGTCAAATTCTATTTTGAAGGTGATAGTCAAAATTGGAAATTCAAAAGCAAGCGAAATAATACTGATGGGGGACTCACGATTGACAAGAAAGGAAGTAATCTAATTTTTACGATGAGCCTTTACAATCCCGGATACCTTGAAACCATCAATTTCACGGAAACCGTTAAATATAAACCATCCCAACGTAATTTTGTATGTGTTTCCATTGATGCTATTACAGGAAAATTATATTTCTTCCTAAACAACCAAATTGTGGGATATTACACTTTCGATATCTACCAATTTTATGGGAAAAGGTTGGTGTTTGGAGATTTTGTGTTAAATGATGTAGATATTTTCACCCAAAACACCTTATCCAAAATTGGTATAACACCGGAATATATTTCAGAAAACCTCGCGTTCATAACTCCAATGCTCGATGGGGAATCTAAAATAGACCCAATTACAATTACTTTACCTTGTGGTATGAGAAACAGCACTGACACGATAGAATATCTTCAGAGTGTATGTAGTGATCAAGCATATAAATCAAATTTCGTCAACATATTCGTCAAGAACGTTGAATTGGAAGATTCTGATATGGATGGACTTCGTAATCGTATATCTTCGGAGATTGTTGATCGTTCCCCGATTACAACAGAGATAAATAATCTAACTATACCATGACATCCTATTTTAAATTTACATCCGGTGAAGCATTTACCTTAAATGGTGTCGATTACTCTGGATTCTTTCACGTTGAAGATGGTGTTGCATATACGGAACGAAATAAAAGTGTAACTTCTGAACAGCTTACAC